TGTAACCGCTAATGCTGACACTATTAATGTTACAATGAGTAACTAATATAATGGAGTTATTAAATGCGTATTTATAAAACAAGAGAGGATTTTACTAATTTATCCTCTAAAGGAAATCCTGGTATCTTTGCTGGAACTGTTTGTACTATTTCAGATGAACCAGATAATCCTATGTATATGTTTCAAGGGGATAGTTGGTCTAGTGTAGTAACAGGCTCCAACCTCGCCGCAGAGCTTGCGGCGCTACCCCCAAGGCACGGGGACTGTTTTGTCATCGGCGGGCAGAGTAACGCAGACGGACGCGGAATTATTGACGGTGATGTGTCCACCCCTGTACCAAACGTCGTAATGCTGGACAAAGGGGAAGCCGCGCGCTTGGCTACAGAGCCTGTTGGCGAGCAGGTGGCAGGTTGGATTAACAATATCCCGGAGGGCAGTTTTCCAGGCATCCCCGCCCATAGTTTCGCCCTGGAAATGGGGCGAAACATTGCCAGAGAAACGGGGATTGTGCCGCTGCTTGTGCCGTGTGCAATCGGCTCGACAACCCTATCCAAATGGCAGCCGCCTATAGGCAACCTTGACTACACGACGCTATTTGGAGCACTGATACTGCGCGCGAGAACGGCGCAAGCAAATGGTCGCCTGCCGATTTTCTGCTGGTATGGCCACGAGGGTAACGCAGTAAGTTATGGAGAATCCCTGTCTACTGGAACTGTCGGTATCTCCTATGACCCGTATTGGCGCTCTCTTGTAAAGAATGTGCGAGATTATTTCCCAACTGCGCCATTTTTGTTCGCGCAGCTAAGCGCGGTCAATGACGCCGCTCTAGCCACAAAGTTTAGAGCGACTGGCGAAAATCAGCTGAGAAGTGAGTCTCTTGGCGCGACCACCATTGAAACGCCTGTGGCTGTAGGGACTATCACAGGCTCCAATGCGATGACGACCGTCAGCGGCGACGTTATCACAATGGTTTCAAATGGAAGCTCGACTTACGCAGCCCTTGGGGCTGTTCTTACCATTGGCCAGCTCTACAGAATACGCATGACGGTACGCGGGACTGGAAGAGTCAAACTGTCATCTGGTTCTGATGGATCAGACATTAGCGAGGGACAGTGGGATTGGATTTTTATAGCAGGGACTACCTCCGTGCAAATCCATCGCTACCTTGCCGGCGAGCCTACGAATTTAACCATTTCAGGGCTTTCTATTGCGGCTCTTTCGTCTTACGGAATTGACAACACGCACATGGTCGTAACCCACGACCTCCCGCGCAATGCGTCGCCAGACGACATGCATGTTAGTGCCGTTGGGCAGCGTGAGCTGGGCAGGAGATTCTCGCTCGCTTACCAACAGCGGGTGTTGAAGTATTCCGATGTTGATGGCACGGGGCCGAGGTTGGTTTCTGTCACAAGCACAGACAGCACGCACACGAAGGTAAAATTCACACAGCCACTTGCCGCAGCAAAAGCGGGCGAGACAAACTACGGTGACGGAACAAACAGCCTGTTTCGCGTATACGATTCTGGAGCAGAGAAGTCCGTATCTACTGTGGCAATTGACGGGGGCGACCCCGCAGCAGTGATTATCACGCATGCATCCTGCGCTGGCGTTCGAGTTGTGACATATGGGGATCGAGCAGGGCAAGACGCAGTATGGAGGAAAGGGGTGGTCTACAACACCGCTGTAAATCCTCTACCGGCGCCGATGTTTGGTCCTGTTGTTTCTGCGTAAATGACCACCGTCACCAAAGCCGCCGAATACCTTACGCACCTGATCGAGCAAGGATTCGGCGACTATTAATAAAAGGATATGCATGTGAGTAGAAACTACTATAAATCCGGCCAATGGAATATAATCTGTGATGTTTGTTCCAGAAAGATTAAAGCAGGAGAAGCAAAAAAACGTTGGGATGGATTTATAGTATGTCCTGCCGATTGGGAAATAAGGCATCCCCAAGATTTTGTTAGAGCCAAGCAAGATAAAATATCAGTACCCTTCATACGTCCTATTACAACAGAAGTATTTACAGCTGTAAATTATCTTTTTTATGTTGAACAAGGCTGTTGGGATGATAACTACACAGAAGGATTATTTTAATGACTACTATAGTAACACGAGCTGGTAAAGGTTCTCCTCTTACTTGGAATGAAGCAGATGCTAACTTTATTAATTTAAATACTGATAAGTTTGAAACAAATTATACTGCTAGTGGGGTAGGTGTTGTAGAAAGAACTACCCAAAGTAAATTAGATGATATTGTTTCTATAAAGGATTTTGGAGCTGTTGGTGATGGAGTAATAGATGACACCGCAGCAATTCAGGCTGCGTTGAATACTGCGAAAGTACTAACAGGAAATGGTAAAACCTATAAGGTCACTGGAAAGCTAACAAACGCAACAGGCAATATTACTCTCAAAGATATGATTTTAGATTGTTCCTCAATGTCTGCGACTTCATTCACGGTCGCAGAAGGAACTATGGCATTCACTGGAACTAAGGGAACTTCAACCCTACTAACGGCTGATGCTACATCAAGAACAACTAGAACTCTAACAGTTGCAAGCACTACAGGTTTTGTTGCAGATGGTTATGCTTGGCTATCTTGTACAACCCTTTGGGACAGCACAAACAATACTGCACTTGGTCAATATGTTCAAATCAAATCAGTAGATGGTGCAACTCAATTAACACTTTACGACTATGTCTATTACACATTTGCGACTGCAGCTACCGCTTCCATTGCTCCAGTTACAACTCTGGATAATATTCGAATTGATAATGTGACGATGATTGGAGCCAATGGAACAAACTTCCAGACTGGTATTTCATTTAAATACTGTAACAACACAAACGTCACTAACAGTCATTTTACATATTTCCCATATTCAGGCGTCACATACAATCGATGCGTTAATTCAAATATCAAAGAAAGTTCTGTAAGATTTGGTCGATTAACTGGCTATGCCTATGGTGTTACATTCCTCTATGGTTGTTATAACGGCACAATGACTGGTTGTTATGGTGAAAACCTCCGCCACCTTGGAACTATTGGTGGCGGTGATGGTATCAATATGTTTATCACATATTCAAACAACCATTGTACAGCAATGAAGGAAGCAGGATTTGATGCTCACCCCGCATCTGACTACATCACCTACATTGGAAACACTGTTAATGGTGCAGTTGATGGCGAACTTGCTGGTGGTTTATCTGGCGATGGCATTATGTTCCAAGGTGCAAACTGCGTTATCTCAAACAATACATTGTCTGGATGCGAGCAACACGGTGTTGTTTATCAAAACTTAACCAATCTTGTGAATGGTTCAGCAACAATCACAGGAAACAATATTCAAAAGCATAACGCTCCATCTTCTCTCGGGGTCCCCATCTTGGTTCTCAATCAATCAGGAACTGGTGGTTCAATCATTGATGGATTGATTATTGCAAATAACACAATTCAAGGTGTTTATAAGCAAGGCATTCAGGTTAGGAGTGTAACAGGTCGCATTTATCGTGTTGTTATTAACGGAAATGCTGTTACATCCGCACCTACTGAAGATGCAATACTTGTTCAGGTAGCAAGTGGAACAGCAAACATTATTGTTGATGTATCAATTAATAACAACACCATTGTGGGTAATGTTGGATTTCCGAATATCTACGTTCAAGGCACTTCTACTGGACATATCTATAATGTAGCTTGTTCAGGTAATGTTATGGATGGTGGCTTATATGGTTTTAGAGTTGTATATTGCGAGTATGTAGTTGAGACAGGAAATGTCTATAAAGACTTAGCAACATCAGCTTGGCTTGTAGATACTGGTAGTATTGGTCTATTTTACGACAGACGTCAGCAACCAATAGTTACATATTCATCTGGTGGTGCATACACAGTTACCCCAATGGTTGAGAACTTAATTGTCAATAGAGCAGTCACAGTTACATTAACTCTACCTGACCCTGTTATTTGGCCAAATAGAGTTTTACGAGTTAAGACGCTGCAAGCACAATTGGTAGTTTCTGCTTCGTCTAATGTTTGTCCAATTGGTTCAGCAACTGCAGGAACCGCTATTCTTCCAGCGACTATCGGAGCAAGTGCCTACTTGGTTTCTGATGGAACAAACTGGATAATTATGGACAACTAATTCTAGACATGTGGTCTAAAAATAATAATAACAAGGAGCATCTATGTCAGTAACAATTAATGAAACATATACATTGTAGGATTAATTATGAGCCCTACTCGCCGTTATACAGACACAGAGGAATTAGAATTAAGTACTAAGGTTGCTCTTTTAGATAAAGATGTTCAAAATCTACGAGTAGAATTTGATTTTCATAGAAAACAATCCGTAGCTGATAACACAATAATTACAGATTCTATCACACAGTTGGATTCTAAAATTAACGAGCATTTACACGCAGAAGAAATAAGACATCAATATTTAAATAATAATGTTTTATCTATACAAACAAGTATAAGTAGTTTAAGAGAAGAATTAAGAGAACCCCTAGAAATATACAAAACTGCTAGATATAGTGTTCAAGCAAGTAAATTTATACGAAATGGAATTCTTTTTATATTACCTTTATTCACAGGTATAATAGGGTCTTATTATTATTTAATTGGTTATTTACATAAGTAGGAGAATATTTTGAGTACATCAGGCACAACTAGTTTTGCTGTCTCTAGGGACGATATTATTAAAAGAGCTTTGCGGCTAGTTGGTGCTATCTCCCAAGGACAAACACCAAGCACAGCTGTAATAGATGAAACAAACTTTGCATTAAGTTGTTTAGTTAAAGCATTAGAAGTAGATGGTATGCCTATCTGGGCAATTACAAGTATTAGTATTCCTGTTACAGCAGGAGTTAATTCCTATACTATTGGTATAGGATTGACAGTGAATACTAGCAAACCACTGAAGATCTTCCAAGCGTATAATCACGATTCTAATTCTAATATTGATATTCCTATGCGAATATTAACACAACAAGAGTATAATAGATTAGGCAATAAAACAACATCAGGTAATCCAATCCAGATTTATTATCAACCACTACGTGATAGTGGAGTTCTGCATGTGTTCCCTACCCCATCTTCTGCTGAAGTAGGTGTTAATACAATTGTAATTTGGTATCAAAGACCTTATGAAGATACTGGTATCTCTACAAACAATCAAGACTTCCCACAGGAATGGTATGATGTATTATGCTACGGCCTTGCTGTCAGAATAGCACCTGAATATGGATTACCTATAGAGGATCGTAAGGCGTTACTACAGGATTATATGATGGTTAAAACAGATGCTCTTGGTTTTGGTACAGAGGAAGGTAGTTTTTATTTTCAAGCTGATCGGCGAGATTGGTAGTTATGGAACAATTAGATTATTCTCAAATTGCTGATGCTGTAAATAGAAGTGGTTTTGGTAATGATAATAAATCACGTCGGGAATTAATGCGTCTTGGGGAAAGTGATCCTACTGCTTTTTACAATAAGTATAAAGACTTTATTATAGAACCTACACAACCAGTAGAATCTGATCCTTATGTACAAGCAAATCAAGCACAACAACCTGAGCCTACCTGGTCTTTATTTGATTATATGAATCCTGGAGGTGGTTATAGAACAGAAGATATTGGTAGGGGTCAATACAATATTTATGACTCTGCTAATAATAATCTAGGAGTAGGTTATAAATCTTTATTAGATAGTATTAAAGAATTACAAGCAGACTACGTTAAGAATTATATACCTCCAGAACCACCAACATCATCAGAATATAGTGATTATGGCTATGCTTTATTTGAACAAAACAGATTTAATCCTGCGCACATGCCTACTGAATACATACCAGGATTTAATCAAGGTGGGGCTTTATCAGAGTGGGAGGTACTTGGTAATCTACTTAGTGGTGGGCCTATAGATACTTCCTATGGTACTACTTCAAATAATAAAAGAGCTTTTCCTGGAGATGGTAAGGATAACCCCATTCAAGGCTTAAATACCCTGTATGGATCTACTCCGATCTTCTCTAATAATAAATTATTAGGTTATAAGATGGATCTTACTCCTGCTACTATAGATGATCCTGGGTATGTAAATCCCAATCTAGTTAGGAAACAAGATACCAGTGGTAGTACCAGATCAGATGCTTTTCTGGGAAGAGAGTATCAAAATATGGATACTTGGAATAATCTTCTACAGGACATGGGAGAAGGTAATTACTTCCTCGGTGCTGATAATGCTGCTAATGCGCCAGGCTGGCTTAATAAAGAAGGTTATCAGTATGCACACAAGAGTAATAATTTATTTGGTACTCTAGCCCCTATAGCTCTTTCTTTTGTTCCTGGTATGCAGCCACTAGCTGCTGCTTTAGCGGGACTTAATAGTTTAGTTACTACTGGTACAGGATTTGGTGCTTTATCTGCTGGTCTTGGTCTTTCTGGGGTCTTTAATGGTTTGGGTAATGCTTTAGGTGTCCCTCAAGCTGTTGGCAATAGACTAGGAAGTACAGGACTTAATTCTATCTTCGATCGGGTACAAGGAAAACCATTTAACCTAAAGAATACATTATTGAATACAGCATTAAGTGAATCAATAGGTGGCTTAGGCAATATGTTTAAACAAGGAGCAGAATAAAATGGCTAAAAAAACTGCTGCTGTATATGAAAATAAAAGACTCCCCTTAATTGGTTCTATGTCGAATAGATCTTTTTCTGGTGATAAAGATCAACGATTTGTAAATGTTTTTCCAGAAACACGTAAGGTAGATCAAATAGAATCTATTAAAATTTACCTACAGAAAAGACCTGGCCTTACTACATATAAAACATTTGGTTCTGGAGAAGGTCGTGGTATTTTTAAGTTTAATGGTGTATTTTATGTAGCTGTAGGAAATACTTTATGGAAAGATGGTGTTATCCCAATAGGAGTTATAACCTTCACAGGAAGTACTGGATTAGTTGGCGGTATTGTAGGTAATTCTTCTACTATAGGAGACTATATTTTTATATGTGATGGTACAAAGGGGTGGGTTATAGAAACTAGTGGAACAGTTACTGAGGTAACTGATATTGATTTTCCCACTCCTCATGTTATATCTCCAACATTTTTGGATGGTTATATCTTCTTAGCTAAAGGTAGTGATATATATAACTGTGATTTGGATGATCCATTGAGTTGGAACGGGACAAATTTTATTACAGCAGAATTATTTCCTGATCCTGTTGTAGCTCTTGCGAGACAGAATAACCAACTAGTTGGTTTTGGTAGTTCCTCTGTCGAGTTCTATTATGATGCAGCCAATGCATCCGGTTCTCCTCTGTCTAAGAATGATGGTACAATAATACAAATTGGATGTGCTGCTGCACATGCTATATATCAGAACGAACGCTACTGTGCTTTTATTGGTCAGAGTGATTCTGGAGGTAGAGCAGTGTGGTTTATTGACGGGTTCAAACCTAATAAAGTATCTGATGAGTATATAGAAAGAATTATAGATCAAGAATCAAATTTAAGTGCTTGCCAAGGATATGGCTTTCGTGTATTCGGACATATGTTTTATTTATTTAATCTTATTACTGTAAATAGAACTCTTGTTTATGATATTGATGAGCAGCTTTGGCATGAGTGGTCATCTAATGATGGGACAGGTAATCATTCTGTATTTAACTGCAATCATTATGTAGATGGTGGTGATGGTTTTAACTATGTCTTACATACTAGTGATGGAGATGTATATAAATTAGATACTAGTTCTTATATAGATGCAGATCATGGTAATATTCTTGTCGAATTGGTTACAAATAAATATGATATGGATACATACAATAGAAAGTTTATGTCTACTCTAGTAATAGTTGGTGATGAATATACTGCTAATCCTATTGATATATCCTGGTCTGATGATGATTATAGGACTTGGAATACTCCTATAACTATAGTATTAGATGATTCTTATCCTACCATAAAAAAATTAGGTCAGTTTCGACGTAGGGCTTTTAAATTAGAACATACTTCAAATTATCCATTACGATTAGAATCTCTTGAGGTATGCTTTAAAGAAGGATTGCATTAATGGCACAACTACTACCACCACCTCCTATTAATGATCAACCAGGATCTTTCACTTGGTTAGAATGGTACAGACAGTTACGGGCATTTGTTACTACCTCTGGGTCTGTGCCTTGGTATATTATTGATTTTACTGGCTCTGATTTAACTGATATTTCTATAAGAAATCATAATCAATTACAGAGTTTACAGGGTGGAGCAGCAAACGAATACTACCACCTAACTGCTGCTGAGTATAGTGGTCTCTCTGCTCCAGCACATAATGACACAACAGGTAAACAGGGGGGAACTGCTGGTGAATATTACCACTTAACTTCTGCTGAATATAGTGCACTAGGTGATCCTCCTGATCATAATGATACTACTAGTAAACAAGGTGGAACTACTAATCAATATTACCATTTAACTTCTGATGAATATACAGCCCTACAAGCAGCAGAACATAATGTATTAACTGATCTTCAAGGTGGTACAACGGATGAGTATTATCATTTAACTGCTGCTGAATATGCCGCATTGATTCCAGATGCTCCTAGTGATGGGAATACTTATGGTAGAAAAGATGGCGCCTGGGTCGTTATACCCTAAACAAAAAAGGAAAATAAATAATGGACTTCGGTGAACAATATAATTTTGGACAAGGCCAAGGAGATATCTTCTCTGGTGGTGGGTCCTTTGGTGGTAATACGTGGGATCTAGGTAACTTTGGTAATCAAGATATGTTTAGTCTTGGTGGAGATTATACAGGCTCTGGCCTAAATGACCTCTCTCTCGGAACAGGTTTTAGTCAGAGATTCCCTAACTTCAATAGTAATCCGTATTCACAAGAAGAGTTTAGTGGTGATAGTTTCTCTTCTCCAAATACTTTTGATGCTAGGGGACAGGTAATGCAAGGTACAGGAAGTTTAGGTAATCTTTTTAGTATTAGTCCCGGATCTTTTGCTGCTGCACAGATGGGCACTGCACCTACTCCACCAACAGCGGATGAAGGTTGGATGGGAGGTGTTAGTAACTATCTCAGTAAAATGTTTAAAGATCCACGCTCTCTCGCTACACTAGCTGGTGCCTTGTTTGAAGGTTCTCAGAATAAGCAACAAAGTAGAAATACTCAGAAAATAGTACAACAACAACAGCAGCAGCAAGAGTTACAGAGACAACAAGCAATACAACGTCAGGATCAACAGCAACAAGTTGTTTCTCCTTTTGATCGTGCTAGTGCTGCAAATGATGGTGACTCTATGCGTAATGCTATGCAGCAGAAGCTTATGGCAGCAATGCAAGATCCATTCGGACAACCTATTGTCAAGGCCCAGACAGATGCTCTTATGCAAGCACAAGCACGTAAAGATGCTGCTGCTGGAAGACGTAGTAACATGGCTACATCTATGCCACAACTACTTGCTTCTCAAGCAGGTATAGCACAGAATTATATTGATAAACTACAAGGACCTGCTGGTGCTAATATACAACCAGGTTATCCAGGATTAAATAATAATACGGATGTTTCTGGTACTCTGCAAGCCTTGCTTCAGGGATCTAAGGCTAATACTCAAGGATATGCATCACCTATTTTTGGTGCTATAGGACAACACACACAGAATAGTTATTTAAATGATCTTCTTGAAAAACTACGAGGGTAAATATGGCTATTCAAAATATAGAGACAGAATACAAACCTCAGTTTAGTTTAGGAGCACTGTACTCAGGATTTAATGCTGCTAATACGCAGCAGAGTAATGCTGAGGAAATTCTTAGGTCAGTATTGGCCAATAAGCAGAAACAACAAGAGATGCCTTATGACCTTATGGTTAAGCAGTATGAAGGTACATTAGCAGATGATAAGAAAAATGATCCTCGTTATATTGCTGAATTAATTAAAGGTTATATTGGACAAATGCAGTCTCAACAAGCTGCAGGTTCTAAGGCTATGTCTACTGTTGATACTGGTATTCGTGCTTCTAATGCAGAGAATATTAATAAAGCTAGTCTAGATGAACTATTATCTGCTATTCGACAATCACAGTTACAAGGAGATGGCACTATTGGTGACTTCTCTCCTACTGCTGCACAAGAAAAGCCTAGTCTTTTTGGTATGTCTCCAAGTAATCATATACAAGGAGCCTTACCTGATGGTTATGGTAAGGGATCAGTGTGGCCAGATGGTTTAGGTCTTAGTCCGAATCCATTAATTCCTTTTGGAGCTATGGCTTCTGAAGCTAGTCTTCGTGGTACAATGGATAAAGAGATGGATGGTGTACCACAACAGAATAATACTAAACAACCGTTATTTAGTAATATGTGGAATGCTGCTGTTAATACACCAGAACAAGCACAGAAGATGCAACTAGGAGAACAACGGGGTAATTTTACCTTAGATAATACTAGCATTAGAGCAGAGGCTTCATTAGCTGCTGCTAGAGATCGTATAAATGCTGCTTCTAGTAAATGGCCTAGCCTTCAACAAGAATTAGCAAGACAATATCGTATCTTAGAGGGTACAGAAGCCGGTGATCCAGAACTAGCAGAGATGACTATTAATAGAATTATTAATGATAAAATTGCTACTACAGCCTCTATGCAGAAACCAGGGGGTCTATCTATTCAGGATGGTCAATTAGTACAAGTACCTCCATCAGCAGAAGCAGCTAGACAATCTCCGGCCTTATCTGGTACTAATAATCCCAGATTCCAACAATTTGGTAATCGTAGAAAAGCTATACAAGAAGAACAAAATAAAGGTGTAGTAGAAGGAAAAACAAGTAGTGGAGTTAAGTTTAAAATAACTGATACAGGGAAATAATATGGGGTATAAAGTTACTTTTGATACAGGTCAAGAAGTAGAATTTGAGACAGAACCAACACAAGCTGATATAGATGAGGTTTATTCTTCATTTAAACCTACAAAACCCACACAGAGAGTAACCGCCCCTATTCCAGAATCTCCTATACAAACTCCACAAGATATTGTTACTAGATTAGGTAATAAAGATTGGGCTGCTGCTAGTGAAAGAATTAATCCACAGAATTTGTATGACACTGCTGTCGGTAAAGTACAAGATGTTCTTGGTTATGAGCAAGAGAGTAAAAATCGTTTAGCCAAAGTTGAGGAACGTGTTCAAGCTGGTAAAGACCAAGGTATTTTAGAGAAAGCTAAGGGTGTTGGTTTAGGCGTGGCTGACGTAACTATTGGTGGTACTCTTGGAATGCTAGGTGGTATTGGTTCGGGTCTACTTCATGGAGCTGTAGAAGGCAGCCCTGCTTATGGTCTTAAGAAGGCTAAAGAAACTCTCCATTCTTTAACTCCTTCTGTATTCCTAGGTATAGATGATGAGCAGAATCCCTCTTATGAAGCTATTATGGCACCCTTTGCAGCAATGTCAGAGGGTTTTGAATTAGCCGGTAAAGGTTATGGAGAAATAGCAGGTGTTCTTGGAGCTAGTGATAACTTCAAGAAAGAACTTTCTGCTTCTGTTGAGGGAAGTTTACTTGTAGGCACTTTTGGTGTAGGAGCTAAGAAAGCTTATAAGGAGTGGAAAGATAATGTGCCAACAACAGAAAGAAAAATAACTGAGGCTACTCCTAGAGAAGATATTGAAAAGGCTCTGCTAAAAGAAACACTAAAGCATCTAATAGCTGAACGTGATAAGATGGTCAAGTTCCAACAGGAACTGGAAGCTATGATTGCGGAAGGCCATACTGATAAACAAGTAGTTGATCTCTCACAACGTCTTCAAGAACAAATACAAAAAACTGAATCTGATATTACTAGATTTGAATATGATACTACAGGTAAGAATCCCCCCCCGGAAGTTGTTAAAGAAATCTATGGTGATATTCAAGATATACAAGAGCAGATAGATGTTAAGACTAAGAAGATTCAGGAAATAGATACATCACGTAGTGATGGCTCTCTTACTAAACCTCAATTTGAGTTACGTAAAAAACTCACAAAAGAACTTGAGGCTCTTACTAAGAGAGAACAAGCACATCCTGACTTTGGTAAAGAACGAGTTCCATTAAAAGAACTTCCTCCTAAAGAAGATCCACTAACTGTTGATCAGGATACTGCATTAAAGGATCTAGAAGGGCCCACACTGCCTCCAGAAGAGGTTAAACCAGTAGAGCCTATACCTACCCCTATGGAGCCTCCTGTAGAATCTCTACGCCCTTTAGAAGAGCCTGTCAAATCCCTAGAAGAAACACCAGGAGAATTTGTGGGTCCTGAAGTACCATCACAAGCTATTCTAGATTTTATAGCTCCGTGGACTCCTAAAATATATATTGAAAATGTTATTCCTAAACAGAAGAATAGGTCTTTAGTTCTAGAGTGGGTTTCAGAAGTATTAAATAATTTTAAAGAAAATAAAACAACACCAAGACAAGCAGATTTGACTAAGCGTGTAATAGAGTCTTTGGGTAAAGATTTTGTTATTAAGGAATTAACTACTCTCTCTGAATATGTTAAAGATCCAGACGCTTTCCGAAATAAACTCCATGCAGAACGTATGGATATGGAGAATCAATATGGAGAATTATCCAGAGAAGTAGCTGCTAGAAAA